CCACCCGGCGGCACCATGCCGGAGGGCGGAGGCGGGCCTTTGGGCGGCCCACCCGGCGGAGGGCCCCCAGGCGGCGGGCCTCCGGGACCAGGCGGCCCAGGCGGGCCCATGCCGGGCGGGCCTTCGGGGCCCATGCCGGGCGGCGTGAGCCCGAGGGGAGTCGCGGGCGGCGGCGGCGGCGGGCCGAGCAGCGGCACGAGGTTTCGTAGGCCGCGGGCCTCGATGCACTGCTTGATGATGGCGTAAATGAGGGGGATGTTCCCCTGGAGCTGCTTCACGCTTTGGAAGAGCTTTAATGCATCATCGGCTTCACCCACCCGTTGCGCTTGTGTCGCGAAGCGCATGTCGGCCTTGATCTCGATTTGGTAGTTCCGCTCGTACATCTCGCGGCCGATTTTGAACGGCGGCTCCATTCCGAGAGGAATGAGATTTGCTTCCATCTGGAAGAGCTGCTCTTCGGGCAAAAAGCGGCTATTGAGGTAGGCGTTGTTCTTCAGGACTTGGGTGAGAACTTGCCGCGCGTAACTACCAGTCGTCACGCTGAGCTGCTTGGTCGCCTGCTCGATGCGGGCATTTATACCGCGTGCGGTCTCACCCGATTTGCCCTCCGCACCCGAGAGCACGGCAGGACCCTGAATCGAGGTCTCCGCCGACTTCTGCATGAGCTCCACGACGCTCATGAGGGCTGGGTTAGCATCACCAAACCCGAATGGGATGAGTCCGTCTTTCAGGTCAGCGGGGGAGAGCCCGCTAGCGTTGTTGATGGCGCCAGGCGCGATGATGAATTTGCCGTCCGCGTTCCAGGTGACGTTGCCCGCCGTCAGTAATCCTTTGCAGTTGGCGAGCGTTGCCGAGTCGACGAACTGCGACAGGACCGTGTTGGCGGCGCGCTGAAAGTCGGCCTGCATGCAGCCGTAGCCGAGCCCGAGGTTACCGTGCGCGGGCTCGATGCACACGCCGTGCACGAACAAATGGATCGGCTGCTTGTCGGGCTGCTTTGGTGTTTCTTCCGGATCGTCGGGGTTCTGCATCCACTCGGGCGGCATGGGCGGCTCGGGCTTCTGCTGGTCGAGCTCCTGGAGCGCCGCGAGCGCCTGCTCGGGGCCGGCTGCGCCTTGGGCCGCTGCTTCTCCGATTTGCGAGATGGTGTACTGGTGCTCTTGGAGCGCTGTTTGGTGCGCCTCCTGCGCGGCGCGGAATTTGGCGAGCTCGTCGAGCTGGCGCTTGTAGGCGGCCTTGTCCTGCCAGGGCGCTTCTTCGTGGATGGTGAGGCGGAAGACGTGGCGCGTTTCGTAATCGACGATGGCCTGCACGAAGCGCTGGCGCTCTTGGTTCGGCAGATCGACCCAGCCCTCGTACCAGAGGATCTTGCGGGGGGCTCCGTCGTCGGGGATGTCTTGCCCCATGGTCTCGGCGACGGAGCTTGCGATGAGCTGTTCGGGGTCGTTGTCGAATGAGTTCGTGGGGCGGTTGTCGGGGTCGTCACCGAGCACCTTGTCGATGTCGACCCAGGCGTCCCGCATGGCTTCGATCTCGTGCGGGTACTTCATGTACACGCGCGTGTAGTGCGGCACGTCCGAATAGTTCGGCATCGTGGACGTGAACGTGAACGGCGTGACGAACTCGTCGGCGGTCAGGCACTCGTGGCGGTTCTGCTTCAGCCGCTCGTCGTAGTACGAGTGAATGGTCGTATCGCCGACCGTGAAGTAGTTCATGAGCCCGCGTGCCTGCTGGCGATAGAAGTCCGGGATTTCGTTTCGGAGCTGCCAGTTGCCGTGAAGGCTCAGGAGCGCTGCCTGGTCCTGGTCCTTCTGCCCGAGTGAGCTCACGCCGAACACGTTCGACATGTCAGCGAACAATTCCCCGTACGCGCGGAACACGACGCGGGTGAGGTTCTCCATCATGATCGGAACATTGGCGTTGGCCGCGTTGGCGTAGGGGAAATCCTTCGGGGGCAGGTCACCCGCGAACAGCTTCCAGTCGGCCGCGATGCGCTTCCGGCGCGGCTCGCTCTTCTCGAAGTCGTCGTCGAACTCATCGACGATTTTGCTGCCGAGCTTCTTCAGTGCGGCCTCGCCGTCGGGGTGCTTGGCGAAATCGACGGCTAGGTTCGTGGAGTCTTCGTCGTACACGAGCACTTCCGGCTTCGGATCTTCGCCGAGGTCGTCGACCGAGTACTCATCGATGGGAGCCGGGGCCATGTCGGGCATCGGTGACTCGTCGGTATCCATCGACGGGTCTTGCAATTCCATACCGTCTCCGAGTGCCATCACGCCACCTTCCGCGACTGCTTCGCCCACTTGATTCGCAGCGGCAGCAGGCACTCACCGCAGAGCAATCGGCACCCCTCGTCGATTGGACCACCAGCGGTCCCGTTGGGCCGCCTGATGGTAATGGTCCGCCACTCGCCACGCTCCTTGAAGGGCGGATCGTCACCGCACGCACTGCACGCCAATCGTTTCGCCATCAGCAAAGCTCCTGTCCGTAGCCGAGTTGTCCGGCCCGCTTCTGCACCGGGCCAGCGTCGTCTTCGTCGTCCCACTCGGATTTGAGCGGGCGTATCGGTGGGATGGCGCCTTTGCCCTTCGAGGCGTACGCGCACCCGTACACGCACGAGTCGTAGGGGTGGTCGTCGCCGCCGTCCGCCGGTTCCTCGCTGTTGTCTTTGTTCGTTTGGATCGCCGGCAGAACCTGGATGATCCATTTGCACGAGCTGAAGAAGACGATGCCCGGCGTCTTCGTTTCTTCCTCGTGGTCTGTTAGGCGCTTGATGAGATGCTGGGCATTGGTTTGGCGTGAGCGTTTGTCGGCCTGCGTCCAATCGACGCCCTTCGACGAAAAGGACTCGGCGATGCTTTTGCCGCCCTGGCCGCGCTGCTCCCAGATCTGCGTGTCGGCGGGCCCCGTCAGCCGCGAGCGTTTGGCGCGCTCGTCCCAGAACCCGAGCAGCTCTTCGGTGGCTTGCACCATGGCTGCCACCTCGTCCGCGATTTTGCCCTGGAACCGGAGCTCATAGATCACGTACAGGGTGCCCTCGTCGTCGAGCGCGAACCAATGAATGCAGCCGGGCGCCTTGAACCCCCAGTCCATGGCGCGGAAGATGCGCCACTCGGAGGACACGCGGAACGGGCGCACGACGTGCAGGCGCTCCTTCCAGTACTCGGCGAAAAACGAGCCGACCGTGATGTACCAGTTGCCGTCGAGCAGGGCCGCTCGGATGTGGGCCTTCTGCTTCAGCAGCTGAAGCTCGTACTGCGCCACGAACGCTTTGTTCGGGTTGTCCTGGAGCTTCGCCGGCATGTACACCCACTTGGTGTAAGCGTGCGTGCCGTCCGAGCGCGTGAGCTTCCGCTTGAACACGACGTTGCCGTCTTTGTGCGGATCGACGAAGCGGCGCCGCACCCAGTTGGCGTCCTTGACCGTGAAGGTCTCGCCTTCGTTCCGCATGAGGGGATTGCTCATCGAACGGATGCGCAGCATCTTCGAGAGCACTGGATCGTCGGAGCGCAGGCGGGTCGTGATTTGGTCGTACTGCTCTTCCTCGAACCCAGTCAGCTCGTCGAAGTAGATGGCCGAGAAGGCGCTCGACATGTACTGCTCGTAATCGAGCGGGTCTTTACAGTGCCCGAACTGGTACTTGAGCCCGCTCGAAAACGTCCACGTGGTCTCGCTTTCGCTCCACGTGGCGCCTGAATCAACCGCCTTGAACATCCGGTGGCTGAGCGCGATGGTCTGCTTCAGCATCTTGACTGTGCGGCGAAGATGCAGAGCCCAGCCGCTCGACGTGCCCCAAATGAGCGGGTAGGCGTGGTTCGGGTCGGTGCAGCGCTCGTGCTCGACGGCGACCTGATCCATGATGTCCATGGTGAGGCACAGCGTTTTGCCGGGGCCTGCGCTACCAGCGCCGAGCACTTCGTCGATGCCTTGCCGAACCGTGTCGTGGTAGCGCTGCTGCCACTCGGAGGGCTGGTAGATCACGTCGCTCATGGCGTGGTCTGGTTCTTGAGGACGCCTGCCTTGTCGAGCGCTGTCAGCATCAGCGCGAGCACCGCGACGGTGGCGCCGCCGCGTGAGCCCGAAATGACGGGGGGCTCGACGGGCGCGAGCTTTTCGACCAAATCGCCGGTCTGCTGCAAGTAAGGGATCACCTCACGCTGCATGGACGTGAGCAGCGTGTCCTTTTCGAGCGGACGGGTCGTGAGCCGCTTACGCGCCACTCTTGCCTCCGAGCGCTTTCAGGATGGCTTGGTACACGTGGCGGCGCGGGCCTGTTTTTGCCTTCGGGCCGTCGACCATCCAATCGCGGCGCTGCTTCTCCGACAGATCGATCCATTGCCTTTGCGCGATGTCGACTTGCCCGAGCGCGCGGCACACTTCCTTGTCGGCCACGAACGCCACCATGGCGATTTGGTGCAAGCTGAAGAGCGGCACCTCGTCGACCATCTTCTTCCACTTGTGGAGCTCGTGCGTGGTGTCCTTCGCCATCGCGCGGTCCCACTTGATGGCGGGCTTGCCGTCGCGTGTGACGAGGTAGCCGCGGTCGCCCGTCTCTAAATGCAGGTAGTACTCGCGCTTGTTTGGGGGCGGGTCATTGGCCTCCTCGCTGTTCGGGTAGCGGTTGAGTGCCGTCGGAGTTTTCACTCGCTCACCTCGCGTTCCTCGAACACCGGTATCGCGGCGGCGTTGATGATCACCTTGCCGATGTTGAGCGGGGGAGCCGCGCCCTTCTCGGCGGCGTTGGCCTTCAGGATGCCGACGGCGATCGCGGCTGCGAGCTTCAAGGCAGCGGGAGCTTCGGAGTTGTTCTTCCAGGCGGATTTGGCGACGCGATAGGCGCGCTCGGCGTCGAGCTGGCCGAGCTCGCTTTCCATGCGCTGGAAGCTCGGGTCTTTCTCTCTCGGGAGATGCTCGTCCACGTCGCGGAAGCGCATGGCGTCCCGCACCACGCCCATGCTTTCTTGGAGCAGTTCGTCCCGCAGGCCGATGAGCTTGTCCCGCTGCTCACGCTTTCGCTGGAGCGGGTCCTTTTTCTGGACGAGCACGGGCGGGTCGTCGAAATTCCCGAACGGCACCTTGTCGACCGCCGATTTGGCCTTGGCTTTTTTCGGCTGATTGGGGGCCATTACCCCCACGATAGCCCAGTTGGGGGCTATCGCCCACAGTTTGCTTGACGTGTTAAGCTTGACGAGTCGTGAAGCCCGTTCGCCCCCTGGCCAAAGCCCCCGCGGGCCCTACCATCCGAAAGGAGGGGTTGATTGGCCCCACTGAGCTGCGGGAGTTCATCGGCAATCCCTGCAACAAGGACTGGAAGCGGCTGCTTCGGGAGGCGAACATCGAGCTTCGCTGGTCGAAAGCGCTGCCTGTTGGCGGCGGCCAGAACCGTCCCCACCGTTGCGGCCTGAATCGCAACCAAGTGATGCGGGTTTTGCGGGCCCGCTACGCCAGCGTGGGCAAATACCGCATTTTGGCCTGGAAGCTGTAGCACTCGTCAAATGGTTGTGTTACGCTCCACCGAGCCGGGTCGGCATGGTGTGCGGCGAGATGCCGTGACAGGTCTTCATTGGGGGCCTCTTTGAAACACCGCCCCGGCTCTCTCTTTCCTTGGGAAATCATGGGCATTATCGCTGAGCATCACAAGAACCTCTTGCCCACGGGCAAGGAACTGGCCGTTTTGCACGCTATCGCTGACGCGGAGGAGGAGCTCGGCGTGCCCCCGCACTTGCCCGATGTTGCAAGAATGTACGGCGTAACCCGCCAGGCCATCCACTACTGGATCAAGCGGCTTCGGCTCAAAAGCCTCGTGGAAGAGGGGCCGGGCGCCAACCACCGGATGGGCAGCCAGTCGCCGCCAATCAAGCTGACGCAGCAGGGCCGCTACTTCATTGCGACGAGCCGATGATGGAAACGCCCGAAGAGTTCGTGAACCGGGACGACGTGAGGCGTGACCTCGACGGAGAGAATCAACGCCTGGTGGACATCGAGACCATTGCCGCCCGCGACAACGCCGTCAGGCTCGCGCTGCTGGATGAGCTGGAAGCTCGCGCGCCTGGAATGATCCCGTACCCGCTCCGTGAGCAGATTGCGAAGCTACGGCTCAAGTACACGCCGCCGAGAGCCAAGTTGTAACTCGTGCTACCCTCAACCCGTAGCGCGCTCGGATCGCTCGGCTGCTCGTGAGCGCGCGAAAGCGGGCTGTCGGATAACGGCAGCCCCGTTGTCGCCTCGCCTGTTCGTCGCTCACAGGTTCAAGCAGCCGAGAGCGGCACGCTACCACCACGATGGGATCGGATCGTCTTGCTCGCGGCTGAGCGCATAGCCCCTAGCCATCCATCGGCCGTGCATGCCCCGCCGCCGTTTGGCGTAGCGGGCAACCGCGCGGCGCATCCTGGCGAGCCACTTGCGCTCCCGAGGCGTTCGGCCGGGCGTGACCAGGCACGTGTTCCGGCCGCCGAAAGGGCCATCGAAGCGGCTAGGCTTTCTCACTTCTGATTCCAGCTCTTGAACCCGAGCAGCCACTCCCTGGTGGGGAACGTCCCCTCGAAGCAGAAGCAGCGGTCATCGATGATGATGGAGTAGGGGGGCTTGTGCGTCGGGAACGCAATACCGCTCAGCGTGCCCGGCCGAAGCCCGTGCTTGCCCAGGTACGCGCGCATGGCCTCGATGCCGCCCGGGTGGCGTGAGCGGGACGAGAAGATGCTCACATCGAAGCGCCCGTCGTTCACGACCAAATCGAGCCATTGGATGGCGAGCGGCACCGGAGGGTCGGGCATATCGAGCACACCCTTCTGGGAGGCGTTCGAGTGCAGCACGCCGTCGAAGTCGACGCAGAGCGGAAGCCTTCTCACTTGTAGCCCTTGTCGCCGTAGTACAGCAGCATCGGCTCGCCGTCGGCATCCGTGGTCCGCTTGGCGAGCCCGAGCTTGAGCAGCGCCTGGTCGCAGCACAGCTGGTAGCTATTGAAGTCGTAGTTGAACGTCATCTGCATCAGCTCCTTGGCGAACAGCACCTGGTCGAAGTCATCCCTCGCCAGGGCCTCGAACACCGTGCCGAATATCTCAGCCGCCGCTCGGTCACTCACCCTTCGACCTCGCGAACGCCACGAGCTCCTCGTGAATGCCATCGAGCACCGCCAAGTCCCCATCGGTCGGGTCCTTGTCGGGGTCGAGCCGCAGCATGACCTGAGCGAACAGGTGCGATGCGCCCGCATAGAACGCAGTCCGCGTCTCGGTGACCTGAACCTCCGACGCCTGAGCAGGTATCACCTTCCGATACAGCTCCCACCCTTCCTCCATGAGTCCCTTAGCCATCGGAGCACCCTTGCCCCTAAAGACCAGCTCCGTCAAC